ACAAAATCATCTTCATTCCACCTCGTCATGATTACAATTACACTTGCACCTTGATGTAAACGCGTAGACAATGTGGACTCCCACTCGTCCCATACAAAGTCACGCATGGTTTTACTTGCTGCCTCTTTAGCGTTCTTATGTGGATCGTCAATAATTAATAAATCTGCACCCTGTCCGGTAATTGATCCGCCTATACCTGTACTAATCATGCCGCCGGACATTTGATGTACTGACCAATCATTAACTGAACCATTGTCGTATGCTATATCTACATCGAACAGTTGATTACTAAATTCAGCAAACTTATTTCTGTTTGATCGTCCAAACTTACGCGCTAAACCGTCACTGTATGCTGTTGTAATAACGCGTTTATTAGGGTTTTTAGCAAGATAGTATGACGGAAATGTTTCTGATACCGTCATAGACTTACCATGACGTGGTGGCATTTCAATGATAATGTAACGCTGTTCACCGTCTGCTATACGTTGTAATTCGTCAGCTATTAACTTCGTATGCTTAAAATGTGTGTAAGAATTATGATGTGATAATAGTAGATAATCTTTGTAATACTTTCTTGCCAACTGTAATAACGCTTGATACCTTACTTCTTCTGGTATTGCATTATTCATCTACGCCCGCCAACTTACGTAATTCTTCTTCTGATAAGTTGGCATAATGATTGACGTTGCTATCTACTCGTCCACTGTGTTCAAGTTTTAACTTCTCATTCCAATTCTCTGGGTCTTTAACTTTAAGTGCATATATGATTGCTGTTGTATCTGGACCATGTTCTCTTTCGATAACTTCTACTTTCTCAACTTCATTACCGTTTTTATCTGTCGTTCTATATCTTCTTGTTTCTCTTGTTGTATAACCTTCGATCTTCTTCATCAATGCGTTTTCTATATACTGCACAGTTCGACGCTGACCGTCTTTAATCGCTTGTGCAATCTCTGGGTGGTTATCTATCCAGTTGTACAAAGTTTGGCGTCTGATACCTATATTCTCGGCTACTTGTGCATGACTTAGCCCTGCACCTTTCCATGCCTTTATTTGTTGCAACTTATCTTCTGCCAACCATTCAGCATAACGCGCATTGGGTCTTACTTTGTTCTTCGCCATTGCGTTCGCCTCCTTATTTGATCAACGATAAAAATTCGTTTCGTAATTGTGCATTCTCTTTAAATAAACCTCTTACTGCTGACGTTGTCGTGCTTGATGTTGCTTTCTTAATACCACGACCACACATACACATATGCTTTGCTTCTACTACGACCATAACGCCACTTGCCTCTAATACTTCATCAATCGCGTTAGCAATCTGTGTAGTCAATCGTTCTTGTACTTGGAAACGTTTTGAATAACCGTCTACTAAACGACCAAACTTAGATAGTCCTGTAATCTTTTTATTTGGAATATAACCAACATGAACACGACCATGAAAGGGTGCAAAGTGATGTTCACATAATGAATTAAATTCAATGTCTTTTACGATCACCAATTCTTGATGTCCGTCCACTTCAAACTCTTTTTCTAAATGCTTACGTGGGTCCTCTCTATAACCTTCTGTGTATTCTAGGTATGCTTTTAATACTCTAAACGGTGTTTCTTCTAGTCCGTCACGCCCTGGATCATCACCGCATACATTTATTAACTGGGATAGTCCACTTAATATAAATTGTGTTTCGTAATCATATTCTTTAATGTCCGGCTTTAATGCTTCTAATTTCTTAATTTGTTCTTCGCTTATTTGATATAAATTTCCTACTTGATTAAACTCCACGTTTATTCCCCCAAACTATTGTGTGTAATTGTGGTAATGCTTGCACATCATTGAACTCTGGCTCGTTTATCACGACGTCCCATAACTCGTCTAGCTTATTTAAAAGCATTTTAGTGATGTTCTTATCTGTGTATGGATCAGTGTTGCCAACAGATAGGTAATAAGGTATGTTGCTGCCTCTGTAACGTTCAAATACACCTTTGGCATATTCTTTATCTTCGTCGTTAAAATAGACGATTTTAATACTAAAATTAACTTTATCCGTTAGTAGTTTAGAAACAATATCGTCTAGTACATCAAAATTAGTTTTCATTAATGAACTTGGCGGCTTTGGACTGATTGTTAAGTCGTCAATATCTTTAAACCAATCTTTCCAAATGCTTCCCTGTGTTTCTAGTCCAACCTTAACGCCTTTACTATGGCATAAATCTATAAATTCTTGCATAGCTTTACCAATCAACGCCGGGTTACCACCAGATACAGTTACATGGCTAAATGATTTGTCGCCTGCCTCGTCTAATAACAATTGAAACATTTCTTCTGCTGTTGCACGTTTAACATTATGCTTCTCTGATCCGTCCCATGTGTACTTAGTATCACACCATGAACAACCATAATCACAACCATAAGTACGAATGAACATTGTTTTCTTACCGATTACCATGCCCTCGCCCTGTATAGTTGGTCCAAACACTTCTAAAAATGGTATCTTTGCCATTATAGTCCCTCCTTATATGTCACGTATGATGTTGGTGTTTCTCGTACGATCACTTGCAATACTTGTGGATCGTTGTCATATTTTAATAACTCTTGCTTTAACGCTTGGTATATTGCCTTTGCTACATTTTCAGTAGACGGTTCTATTTGTTCAAATTTAAATTCATCATGTTCATTCATCATTGTATGATCATATTTGCCATGTACTGCTTTCTTTAATTCTTGGAAGTTGATTAAGAAACCATTATCCATTAATTCGTTGCCAACGATTGTGACATTAGCAAAGTATGTGTGACCATGTACGTTTTGACATTTACCGGCTGTCGGGTGGTCAATGTAATGTGCTGCTGCGAATTGCATGTCTTTGTTTAATTCGAATTTAAAATTATGTGGTGCTACTGGATAGAATTGTTGTAACATTATTGTGCGCCTCCATTTAGATAATTATTAATAGCTGTCTGTGCCATTGATTTACTTGCTTTACTCTTTAAGTAATTGTTTAGTCCTCTACGACGTAACTTACATGCCGGACATTGACCACAACCGTTGCCTATCACACCGTTATAACAAGTGAGTGTATTCTTCATTACATAATCTAATCTACCTAACTGATCGGCTAACTCCCACGTTTGTTCTTTGTTTAACCACATAAGCGGTGTTTCTATTGCTATATGCTTGTCTAGTCCTAGCGCTAATGAATTGTTTAATGATCTAACAAAGTCGTTCCTACAATCTGGATAGCCACTAAAATCTGTTTGGCATACTCCTGTTACGATCGCATTAGCTTTCTTTTGATACGCTGCTATACTTGCCAATGTTAAGAATAAGATGTTACGACCAGGAACAAATGTATTAGGTAAACCTGTTTCATCGTTCGTCACTATATCCATGTCTAAACGTGTTAATGCGTTTACTGTTAAATCGTTTATGACTGATACATCTATAACTGTATTACTTACACCTAAATCACTTGCTATGTTCTGTGCTACTTCTATTTCATGTTTATGACGTTGGTTATAATCAAACGTGATTGTTTCCACTTCGTCATATTTCTTTAACGCCCATAACAGACACGTTGTACTGTCTTGACCGCCACTGAATACTACGATTGCTTTACTCATTTAACCACTCCTTTAATTTTTGCAATCTCATGCCAAATGGTAAGTTACCTAACGGGAATACTTTGTCTGTGAACAATTGAGATAAGTATTCGTGATAACTATTACCTGTTAAGAATATTGCTTTGTCTTTAAAATCTATGTTCTTACGTTTTAGTTGTCGATAACACTTAGCCGCCCATTGTTTACGCTCTAGCTTGCCCATATTGTTAAGTGTTAGTTCATATGGACTAATTGTATCGGTGAGTTCTAACACTCCGTATTTCGCGCTTAAAATGTAAATATGGTCGTCTTTAGTTGCCAACTGTTGTGCATACTTTAGTTGCTTACTGAATAGATCACTCTTATATAGATATTGTGCTTGTGTTTTGTGGTCTACCTTTTGCTTAACGCATGATATAAAAATATTCATACTACCAACCACCTAACACTTTTAATTTGTTTTGCTTCTCAATGTATCTCGTAAACTTTATCCATTCTTTAGCGGATATTATTTCAGCGTCTTTCGTATTGGTTAATCTTGCATTAGGTGGCTTCTTCATTGCTTTAATGACGCCTTCTTTTGGGCGGAACGTTTTGATCTCACCAAACCTAGCCACGTTAACCCACGTCGTACTATCAACGCTATCAAACGTGTATTCTTTCATAAGTGATGTCTTAGTAAAGCCTAGTCCATGTATCTTTGTTCCATGCTCGTGTGCTGTCTTAATAAACCATTTAAGATACGGATATTTATTCTGTGGAAATGATTTGTTGGCAAGTCCACCGATCGCGACAAAATCATATTCCTTTATCATCTTTAACCAGTAGTCTTTACCGCGCGACAAATGAAATACTGGCACACATTGTTTGCCGGTTAATCGTTCAAGTAAGCGTCTATATTCTTCTACTTTCTCAATGCCTACAATGACATCAATATCCATTTCGAAGAAGTATTGAATATCCCACTTGTTAATAAACTTGGCATACTCACGTACGTATAGTTCATAGTTATCCGTCGTCTTACCTTTAGCTTTCTTTGCTTGTTCCATGTATGTGAACGCGCCACTATCCAGAAGAAACATTTTGCAATGATTACTCTTGATGTATTGCATTGTCTTTATTAACTCTGTATCAGTTGCTTTCTTTAGGTAGTAGTAACTATCCAATAGGTATGGTGGTTTGGCATGTTGGCGTACATAATCACGTCCATGCGTACCGGCTAGGAATACTCTAGTCATGCCAACTCAACACCTTTCTACTGTTCAACTTCTCTAAATGTTTACCGTATTTAACCCATTCACGAACTGCTATAAGATCAGCCTTCTTGTAAAAGTCTTTAACTGTCTTGCTGTTCTTTGGTGGTTTGAATTTAACTAATTTCTTTTGTATTGGATCGAATATATCCACGTTGCCAAAACGACTAGCGCTTAGCCATGAAGTACTATCCACTGTATCGAATGGATATTTATTTAAGCCTTTATTACTTGTGTAACCTAAACCATGTACCTTAGTGCCTTCTTTGTGTGCAGTATCAATAAACCATTTAAATGTCTTATGTTCAGATTGTTTAAAGTCTTTGATTGCTATACCGCCTAATGCAACATAGTCATACTCTTTAATCATCTTTAGCCAATATTCTTTACCTCTTGATTTATGGAACACTGGTATTGATTTCTTCCCTGTCATGCGTTCTAATTTTCTTCGTAATTGTTCAACCTTCTTAATACCGACTACTGCGTCGATATCTAATTCGAAAAAGTATTTGATGTCATACTTGTTAATAAACTTTGCGTAGTCCTCCACGTACTTATCAAAGTCTATTGTACTTTTACTATTGTTCTTCGCTTGTGACATATAGGTAAATGCGCCACTGTCTAATAAAAACATCTTGCATTGATCACCTAACACATATTCCATAAACGTCTTTAAATTTGGTTTGTTTAACGTTAGTAGATAATGATAGCTTTCTAACACGTATGGTGGCTTAGATTGTTCTAGTTGATAATGTCTTGAATAAAAACCTGCTAGAAACAATCTTGTCATTACTTGTCCTCCAAAAAGTATTCGATACTCTTGTATAATTCCGAATTTTTATAAGTGTCAATTTTGTCAACCATTTTAGCCTGTGCCATACCTAATAATTCGATTGCTATATCAAGTTGACTATCTTCGTTATCTTTGTCATTCGCCTTCTCGTCTTGGTCTTCTGTGAATAAGCTATCTATATCTAAATCATCAAACAACGCTTCAATTTCATCTTCGTCAAAGCCTGTTAATTGCAACTTATCATCGCTGATAGTTTCTAATACTTCTTTTAATCTTTCGTCGTCCCAATCACCTTCAATTTTGTTCAGTGCAATGTTTAGGACCTTTTCATCTTCTTCGTTCATGTTGACTACTGATACTGCTACTTGTTCGACGCCCATATCAGTTAATACTGTGTAACGTTGATGTCCGCCTACAATATTGTTTGTTCATTCCATATGATCGGATCAACATAACCAAATTGTTCAATACTGCTTTTAATTCGTTGGTACTCTGGATCGTTTTCCGTTAAAGCGACACGCGGGTTATAGTTTGCCGGCTTTAAATCTTTCAACTGCATTGTGACTATACTTAAATCTTTAATATCTTTTGTCATTAATACGCCTCCTATATAT